AAGATTTATGGTACCCGCTCTCCAGAAGTCAGCCCACCCTGCAGGGTGGGCTGAAAGATGGCCCTCCTCCACCTATAATTTTGACAAAAAATTTACTTGAATGGATGGGATATAAAGGTCAAAGAACCTATGGGAGTATGTCAAAGAGTATACGGGTTGGAGTGGTTCTAAAAATGAGTTGGAGAAAGGTGAACTCAAGTATAAAATTGTCTATTAATTTTTAAACTCAAAAGAGTTTAAAAATTATTTAAAAAATTATTTATTTTCAAACTTCTTTTCAACTTTTTTAGCATACCCCCAATATTCTTGACACCCAAATTTAAAATTTTCTATGATTGGTGCTTTATAGTAGAAGACGCAGTCTCTCCAATCATTTGTAGTGGTAGAATTATGAACATACAAAGCTGTATACTCGCCGGTAACAGCATCCATTATTTGTTCAAATAATTGAAAAGAAGGTATAATACCAGCATAATTTTCATACAATCTTTTACGTATAGCTACATTAGGTTCTCTAAAGATGAAAACTCCATCGATATTAGATCGTATATGAGGTTTTACGTCAAGTGCGTATTGCAGTGAAACTATGTACAACATTTTCCAATGTCTGCCATTTTTAAATAGACCTGGTTGAGGAGCTTTATTAAATACGCTTGGATCATCCATACAATCGTCAATACATAGTAGTATCCACGGATTGATTTTATTATGTTGACGAGAACCTTTTTGTCTAACAATATTATTTGTTAAAGAAATATGGTCATATTCATCATGAATAAAAACATTTGGTAAAAAGTCTTTATAAAAGTTAGTTTCGGACTCTGTCCCAGAAAGAACTGAAGCAACTGGTATAATATCACTTTTATGGTAGAACAAAGATTTTAGTAAAGTTGACTTACCGCTTCCTGGTTTGCCTATTATAAAAATTTTAGAACCTCCTTGATTCGGATCCAAATAGTTTTGATGGTTAGGATTAATAATATTCAGATCTAAAGGTTTAATTTCAATTTCAACTATATTGTCTTGATTAGCCATTTATTATGTATAAGAAATACCAGTCAAAAAACAGTAAATAAATGCATCGATTATTTTTCTTACTTTTTATTCTGTTAATTATAATCTTTATTTTAGCCTATAGACCGATTAAGGCTAAAATTGATATTATTAAGGACTTAACAACCTTAAAAATACAAACAGTTAATTTGCTAAATAAAATTTTAAAAGTGGATACAACCAAGCTTGTAGATTACCATGTTCCAGATGTTCATTGTGATGGTTTAATTGACCGTATTTTATCTCCCGAAGAATTGGTTGAACTTAGTCATAATAATTTAGATTTATATAAAAAACTTGTTACATGTGGTTACACTCGTACAGTCGGATTACTTCATGGTTTTGCGCTTTGGTCTAGTATGAGTAAAACCAAGGATTTAAAATCTTTTAAATATTTTGTGGACTGTATCAATCATATAGTTTGGTCAGATCCAACACTTTTTATTGATTTCCATACAACCAAGTCTAAAATAGGCAAATGTATTGTATAAACACAAGTAATTTTTAAACCTAAAAAGGTTTAAAAATAAACATAAATAAAATGGTTCCAAATTTTAACTCAAATAAATGACTACAACTACTGAAACTATACAAGAACAGGATATTTGTAATTTAATGCTTTCAAATAACCAAAGATTAAAAATATTATCTGAAATGGGTGAGTTAAGTCAATTTGAAGCAATTAAAAAATTAATAGATATTTATAGGTTATTTGGAGTTAAAAAAATAGAAAAATTTTTACTTAATTTATGTATTTTTAATAGACACATTAACCTTTATCTGAAACAAGATATTTTATATATTTTAAAGTCTCGTGTTCATCATAAAAATAAAATTTTTATTCAAAGAGCTGTATCAAATACTTTATTTTTAGTGCTTCAAAAAGCCTTTGAACAAGAAGAGTATTGGTTAATGCTTAATGAAACTCTTAAATATGTAGAAAATTTAAAAGAGTTGCAAGCCACCATACAAAATATTATTATTTTAGGATTTAAATTTTTAAACTGCGAAGAACCATTTAAAAAAATATTTTTATTTTTACTTAATTTTAAAGATTTAGAGATTTTTATGGACTTGTGCACTTTTATATTTATTAATTTTAATCAAAAAATCACGGTTAAAAATAACCTTCAAATATTACAAATAATTTATAAAGAAGAAAACAAATTTATGGATAACTTGTTCCAAATCGCTAATGATATAAATCTTGAATTAAGTTTACGTCTTGAGGCGTGTGATATCCTTTACTTAAACAGTTCTATAGATATTCAAATAAAGGTTCAAAATATTCTTGAAACAATTTTACCTGTGGGTGCATATACAAATAACTCTGAAAATGTCCATTTATCTTCTGTAATTGCATCTGTAGATAGAACACTCGATATTTTAATTGAAAAATACAAGTCTTTAAAAAGAGAAAATGTTCCAGAAAATTTACATCAACTATTGCTTGATAAATTTAACCATTGTTCTAATTTTAAACAAATACAAGGTTCTCTCAACCGTATATTTAACTATAATTTTTTAAAATTTTCAAAGTATAAATTAACTTTAAAAGAAATTTTATATTATATTTGGTTTGTGATAGAAGAATGTGAACCACAAACACGGGAAGAAATATATATTCGAATGAAGGAGGAATTTATTGACATGTATGATACTTGTTCACAGGGATATGTGACTCGCTTAATCAATATATTGAGTGGTTTTGAAATTAATGGTGCCTCGAATCTTGGGATTGCAATTTCATATGAAGATCAAATTTATGGTATATTTTCGGGCAAAATTAATACTTTAGTTCGAGATGCGCCAGATCCTCTTAGAGATAAATTACTCGAAGAATTAATGGTCCCAAGCAATGATCATGAAAATAGACTTAATTTAATTCGATATTTAAGACCCTACTTACCACAAATTTGGAATGAAATATTTAATATATTTAAGGATATTTTAACCATAACAGATTTAGATTTATATTGTCGAAAAGTTACAATGAAATATGAAGGTGTATAATTTTTAAATATATTTTTTTAATTATTTTTTTCAGTTAATAAATAGATATGCCTCAGTTAGTATATGTTATGTCACCGCATCGTAGATCAGTCAGACGATCACCACATCGTCGGTCAGTCAGACGATCACCACATCGTCGGTCAGTCAGACGATCACCACATCGTCGTAGTCCAAGACGCCGTAGTCCAAGACGTATGTACTATTAATTAACTTAGAGAGTCAAGTACTTCTTAATTAATATGTTCAAAATCTTTTATGCCCAAAAGCATAAAAGATAGATATTAAGGTCATTAAAGACCTTAAATCCATCAAAAATCTTAAAAATAAAAATGAATTTTTTGGTATAAAAAATTTAGAAATAAATAATGACTTCAAACAAGGTTCAATATACTATTAAAAATGATATTCAACATGTCTTGGATTGTTCAGATGTGTACATCGGTGACACTGCTTCAAGCCCCAGAAAGGAATATATTTATTCCGATGATGGCCGTGATAATATTGTGTTGAAGCAAATAAACACCCCCGAAGCTCTTGTACGTATTTTTGTGGAAGTTTTGACTAATGCAGTAGACAATGCAGAACGATCGAAAGATGATGTTAAATGTAAAGCAATCAAGGTAGATTTAGACCTTGAAACGGGTTTAACAAGTGTTTGGAATGATGGTAAAATTATACCAATTGTTAAACATAAAGATCAAGAAGGTGTAAATGAAGACGAAAAATTAAAAGATTTATATATTCATTCTTTGATCTTTGGACACCTTAGATCAAGTTCAAATTATGGGAATGAAGAAGTTCGTGAAGTATCAGGAAAAAATGGAGTTGGGGTCAAGTGTACCAATATTTTTTCATCTTACTTTTCTGTGACTGGGGTTGACCCTGAAAAACAATTAAAGTTAACTCAAGAATGGAGCGAAAATATGACCAAAACTACTAAACCAAAAATAAAATCCAGCACTTTGATTAATGGTTATACAGAAGTTAAATATATTCCCGATTTTAAAAGGTTTAATTTATCTTCATATCCAAAAGAAATTTATTTTATTTTTAAAAAATTAGTGGTTGACGTTAGTGCTCTTCTACCGAATATTAATGTATGGTTTTGTGGTGAAAAAATACTTGTTAAAAATTTGAATGCCTATAGCCGTTTATACTATCCAGCCAACACTTTAATGGATAGTATGGTCATTAAATATCTAGGATCAGACGTTGTTATTATAGGTTCGGAAAGTCCACATAATCCAATTTCGTTTGTAAATGGTCAAATTACTAAGGATGGAGGTTTACATGTTCAAAGCTGGACTAAAACTATTTTTAATGGTGTTTTAGATGTTTTAAATAATAAAAAAGAATTAAAATTAACTAAAACTGACATTGCACCATATTTTCAATTTTTTATTCATTCGAGGGTCAACAAACCTAAATTTGACGGACAAAATAAAAATATTTTAAAAAATCCCAAGGTTGAGTCGGAGGTAACTAAATCTCAAATAAGTAAAATTTTAAAATGGAATGTTATAACCACTATAAAAGATAAAGTTTTAAGGTCAAAAGAACTTTTGTGTTTAAAAAAAATGGAAACGACCAAGAAACGGGGAGCGCCAATTATTAAGATTGATGGATACGATCAAGCGAATAAGCTTGGAACCGACAGCATCTTGATTGTCTGCGAGGGATTGTCCGCCAAATCTTATGCGGTCTCTGGAATACAAACTGGAATTTTTGGTAAGAAGGGTCGTACACACTTTGGGATATTACCTTTAAGGGGCAAATTTTTAAACGTAAAAAATGTCAGTTCTATAAAAATTAGCTCGAATAAAGTTGTTTCTGACCTAATAAAAGTTTTAAATTTAAAATTAAATTTAGATTATTCTCAACCACAAAATTACAAAACTTTAAATTATGGTACTTTGTTAATCTTAACCGACGCCGACAAAGATGGCATTCATATTAAGGGTCTTTTGATCAATTTTTTTCACGAACTTTTCCCAACTCTTTTTAAAAAAGAAGGGTTTATTATAAGCATGGAAACGCCTATTGTAAAAGTGGCTCAGAAAAAGGGCCAAAAAGATCTATTATTCTATGATGAAAATAGCTTTGAAAGTTATAGAGAAAACTGCCCTAATATAAAATTTAAATATTACAAAGGTTTAGGTACTATCAGTCCAAAAGATGTATCTCAATTTTTTGGTCAAAAAGTGGTGAAATATAATTATGATGCTAAGGGTGAAGCAACCATTAATAAAGTGTTTAAAGATGAAAATGCCAATGAACGTAAATTATGGTTAAATTCCTTCAATCCAAAAGTAAGTAATTATTGTCTTGATACATTAGAGTCGGAAGAAAGTTCAAATTTTATTAATGTAAAAGTTAGTGATTTTATGGAGCATGAAATGATTAAATTTTCTTACGAAGATTGTAAAAGAAGTTTGGCATCATGTATTGATGGATTAAAAGAATCACAACGTAAGGTTATTTATGCCTTGAGAAAAAAATTTAAATCCTCCAAAGAATTTATAAAAGTGGCTCAACTCAGCGGCTATGTAGCGGAACAAACAGATTATAAACATGGTGAACAAAACCTTTGTGAAACCATTATAAAATTTGCTCAAGATTTTGTAGGTACAAATAATATACCACTTTTGGTACCAGATGGTCAATTTGGAACCAGATTAGAAGGTGGAAAGGATTCGGCTGCATCAAGGTACATTTATACCAAACCACAAAAAATATTAAAATATTTATTTAGAGAAGAAGACGACCCTATTTTAACATTTACGGAAGAAGGTGAGCCTGCTACATTTGTACCTATTTTACCACTTGTTTTAATCAATGGTACAGTTGGTATTGGTACAGGATGGTCTTGTTTTGTGCCTCAATATAACCCAAAGGAGCTATTTGACCATTTATATAAAAAATTAAACGAGAAAAATATTGATAAACTTGACCTAAACCCATATTATAAAAATTTTAAAGGTAAAATAAAACCATTCAATGAATCTAAAACAAAATTTATAACATATGGTAGAATGAAGCATATAGATGAGACTACGGTACATATTACCGAACTACCGATTGGAATGTGGACAGACAAATTTAAGGAACAATGTATCTCTCTAGTTGAGAAGGGTGTTATTTCAAAAATGGTGTATGAAGGAGGTGTAGACGAAATTAATTTTACACTTAAAAATGTGACAGATACTTCAGCCATAAAATTAACATCTTCTCTTTGCACAACAAACATGGTTCTCTTTAATCATGAAAATGTTATAACAAAATACAATACACTTGACAATGTGTTCGAAGAATACTTTAAAACCAGACTAGATTATTATAAGCTTAGAAAAGGCCATTTGTCATCTAAACTTAAAAATAGTATAATTTTAAACGAGAATAAGCTTAATTTTATCCTTAAAGTGGTAGGAGATGAAAAATTCTTAAATCAAGATGAACATATCCTTGTAGATATGTTAGAAAAAGAAAATTTTCTACGGGTTGACAACTCCTTTAATTATCTTTTAAATATTCCAGTTAGAGGATGCACTTTAAATGCTATAAATACATTAGAAAGTAATATAATTAAATTAAAACAAGAATTGGTTGAATTAGAGCACCAAACTATCCATCAAATGTGGTTGAAAGATTTAGATGAAATTGCTCCATATTTATAAATTTTAAATAAAATTTTTATGCTTATAACAAGCATAAAAATTATGTATCACACACTTTCTTAAATAAAAAATTAAGGGACAACTATACAACACAGAAGCAAGAAAAAAACATGCCCAACCTTATAATTGAACAAAATATTATGCCCAAAACCAGCTTTTTGGGAGTTACAATTGATACGGTTCTAATAACCCTAAAATTATTAAAGCTTTGAATAAAGGCTTCCATCTACTCGACATTATACAATTTATTGAAGTAACCAAATTTAAGCTTAATATGACCATGTTTGACTACTTTTGGCAGGTTGTGGTCGGAAACACTCCTGGCCATCTGACCAGGAGTGTTTTGGAATGGTTTGGTTATGATGGCGAGTTTACTGAACAAAAGAGACAATTTATTCGTATGCTTAAAAGAAACGATATCCAGTTCCAAGAGTTGACTCAAAAAGACAAGGAAATTGAACAATATCCGACTATTAAAGAAGAACTCGCTCTCATTCCATCTAATGTTCAGCATACAAAATTTCTTATAATGGAACCCGACGACCTAAAAATGGCTATTATGCAACTCAAGACTAAAAATGGTCATATTATCAGACAATATTATATAGACCTCGAAAAGCTCCTTAAATTGTACTCGAGTATACGCTCTATTTCAACCACAGAGAGTCGCAAAGAAAGATTACAAATTTGGAAAAAATGATGGCTGAAATGGACTTGCGAAATAAACGAGTCGAAGAATCTAATAAACGAGTCGAAGAATTTAATAAACGACAAGAGCAGTACATGCGTTCTTTGGGTATCTCTCTTGAAGAAGTCAAAGATTAGAACGAAGAGCTTCTATCGGATAACAAGAAAGTTAAGCACAAACTTGGTATAGCAGTCGAAGATAGAGCACCTCTCCCAGAAGACATAAAGAAACAAGAGAGATTTGTTTTACACAAAGCGCAACGACGAAGAGTAATGTGGGGCAAAGCCCCACATCGCCTTGTCCCCTAGGGGGACAAGGTACTACAACTACTATACTATCAGAGCTCAAGATGATTACCATGACCCAATGGGTCATGGCGACGGTTGGGTTTCACCCAACCGTTACACAAGACGCAAGCTCAAAGTGGAGAAGCTAAACTTTCCAAATCTTGAAGTTCTCCTAGACCTTAAATGTAATCCAAATTCAAAAACTTTGTATACTTGAATTAAAGAACAATTGAAGGCTAAAAATGTCGTATTTAAAGGCAATAATATAGACTTGGGTGAAGCCATAACAGAGGAAGAATTGATCAAAAAAATGAAGGTCATTAATGACTCTAAATAAATATAATAATATAAATTTTTAAGCTTAATAAAGCTTAAAAATAAATAATATTTAAATCAAAAGAAAAATGGCGACAATCCACCCACAATATCCGCTATATAATCAAAGGTTAAAAGAACCCCTTCTTCTGCCGTTTCTGAAAACCGTTTCCATTTAATTAAACTTATGTTAAATAATTGAGAATCTTTATCTTTGGTTACTTTGTTTTGGCATGTTTGATTAAGTTCAGGAACATCATTAAAAAGGTTGGATAATTTATAATTTTTAGTTACTGAAAGGTATTGTTTACCAATATTATATCTATCTATAGCTTCTACAGCCTCAGATAGCCGTGGTTTTTCAAATTGTGTAAACACTTTATGGATAGCTTCAAGCATACTTGTGATACATTCAGTAGCATTTTTAGCTCTTAGCTCCATCACTAATTTTTGAAATTCTGAGGTTAAATGAATGCTCCATAATCCTTCTGGACTAACAACGAAATGCACTAGTTGATCTATATACTCAAAATAGCTTAGTACAACAACCATTATATCTTGACCACTAGGCCAACTGATAAAGGCTTTAAATTTACGTGTAATATGATCGGGGTGAGTATGGAACATAAATGGTGTTTTTTTCTCTGGTATAGCTACATGTCCTTCGGCCCCAGAAATAATATCATCGGAATTGAGACCCATTATAGCCGTACCATTCTCTAAATATTTGACAATTGATAAGCTTCCCGCAGCCTCATTTATTTCCTTTAAACATTTTGAAAGTGTGGTTGCTACAACCTTTGGAATAAACATATTCAATACTAAAACATCGGCTTTTAAACTGGCAACAGCAGCCCTAATTTGCATTAGGGTTAATTTTGTGGGGGGTCTCTTCGCATATTTCATACGAATTATTTGTTCTACGAGAATAGGTTCTATAAAACCATATTTAACTAAAAATGTTGCATCCACGTCAAAATTAGGATTATTAGTATACATATTTATAAAAATTTCACCTGGAATATTATGGGTAATTACATCCAAAATACGTGTCTTTACAACAGATAATTCATTTTTAACATAAAAGTAGTCAATAATCCTACTTTCCATGCCAAATACAGCTAAACCAAAAAGAGGTAAACTGTCAAATGTTTCAACTGTAATTAAATGGTCTGAAGTGACTGCAGCAAAAATAATTCTATGATTAGAACTAATATCATAATTTATGGCCATCAAATTCCTTAAAAGATTAGGAAAATTATTAATTGCTTTTAAGGGAAAAACAGCCACATTATCAAATACGTAAAAATGGTCTACTATAACTTCAACTTCCATATGCTGTGTTTGATTCATTTATTATTTGTGAAATATAGTTAAATTTTAACATATAAATTTAATGATTTAATAAACCCTAAAAATTTTTTTCAAATATTTAATTCTTTTATGCTCTTTAAGAGCATAAAAAAAGTATTTAAATTTAAGAACCTTCGCACCATTTATGACCACATTGAGAACATAATCCAAAAACAGTGGTTGGTTCATCCATAGATCTTGTTTGTTTAGAAAATGAAAATATTTTTTTACACCCACATTTACCGCATGTTAAAACACCCTCTGAAATTTCATATGGACAAACCATAAAATCATTTTCCTCTTCTATTTTTTTTCTTTCGTCATCAAAAAGTGAATTTAACCATAAAAGTTGATCATTTTTTAAAAGATGAATCCATTCTTTTTTACTTTGAATCAAGCATATTAATTCATAAATTTTTAATTCTTGATCAGGGCCTTCTGTCTTCTTTAATATATAATCTATATTTTTTTGTTTACCAAAATATTTTTTTAAGATTGATTCCATCATAGTTAACTTATTTATTTAAAGACTTTTTCAGTCTTTAATTTTCATTTTTTAAAATAGATATAATAAATCACCTAAAGGAGTGAATTTTTTATATTTTAAGTAGTTTAGATTTTAAGCTTTAATAAGCTTAAAATTTCCAAATACAACTACCTATAGTTTAACTTTATATCAGGTTTGTATTGTGGTATGACCTCTTTTAACCATCTCCAAGCCTCAATTTTATTAAAGTTAAAGTCAACCTTAGAAAATAAATCTGTTCTTTTAACT